GCGGGGGCGACTTGTAAAGTCGCTCCTGCGATCACGTGTCTTTCGACAAGTCGATCTCATTCCCCCGCATCAGGTTTTACAGTTCGCACCGCGTCCATCTCGGCGCGATCCCGGTTTCCTCGGGACGAATTCGTAATCCCACCCCTTTATCAGGAGCAGCACTAAAATCACGAACTCTGCTTCTCCACCATATGTTCAAGCGATAGGAGTCGAGCCCTTTTGGGGGCTTTGCCCTCTTCTGCTTTAAACATATCCCCATACTCAGTTCTTCATGGACTTGCCAATCGGCATTCCAGCGAAGAAACTCCTCAGGCACAGCATGCTTATTAAGCGTGTATATGCCGAACATCCTCTTATCCGTAGTGTAGGGTATAGGCACCTTAAAGCCTAGATCCCGACACAGGGCGTCAAGGAAAGTCGCGACCTGGTGATAACCATGGTCACGGAAGTTATTGATGCTCCCTATTAAGGAAGCATACTCCTGAGATCCTATCTTACCGCGGGCGAAAGCCTTAAGGCGAAATAGTACAGGGGTAATGTCTGAACCTTCGTAGGCATAAATGCCACATGACTCTCGAACGGATTGAGAGCCAGTGAATGATTTAGATCGATTCACCGAAAAGCCCAGACGCGTGAGAGTGGAGATGACCATCGCTGTCGTTCTTGAATCGACAATGATGTCATCGCCGTAAACAACTGGAGGTTCGTACTTCCTCGTGAAAGGAGTACTGGCAGATCTCCGGGCGTGTAAGGCATCGTCCATAAAGGCGACGATGTCTGCACGTTCGCAGACCGAGTCTCCAGTTGAGATCCCCTGGTTAACGCACCAGTAAGCGTAAAGACACACTGCGGTGAAGATTATGCACTGAGTGGGAAAGCAAACAGCTGATCCCATAGGCGCAAACTTCATGACCCGCACAGGGTCTTTGCCAGCCTCAGTCTCGACGAGAGACGTACGGGTGGCAAGCATGTAGAAGAGATAGTCCTTCGGAAAGATTCGTCGGACTAAATCTATATGCACGCTATCTGACGCGCTACTCAGATCAAGTGTATCGCTCGACAAGTATTTGCTACTATGAAGAGCGGCATCTTGATTGAATGTCTGATCTTCAAGCTTAATGAAGCGAGAGATCTTACCATTCACGATGGCTTCCCTCATGTTCCTATGCACTTCCTGTTGGTAGTACATAAAAGCATTTGGCTCCATGCAGATGGAGCGACTCTTTGTTAAGTCCTTAGGGACAAACTTGAGCCGGGAGACATCGACTGAGACCCTTCTACTCGGTATGTACCAATCAGGTCCATACCCTTCGTCTCGTGAGCAATGGGGACGCTCACGTCCGAAGGCGTACTCCAGTCGTGGATGCGTAGACAAACTAGTGAACTTGTCATACACGTCCAATATACCGCGCTCGGCGACCTTTCCTGTCCCAAATCTGGGAAGTAGAGGTAATCGAGGATACCGTGGTATTATCTCCTGAATGATGTTCGCAAGAGAGCGACAATCATTATCAGAGAACGTCAGAGTGCGTAGCGACTCTTCGACCTCAAGCCATCCGCGAAAGGCGGTGGCATTGAACTCTGCATCCTCGTAGTCAAGTTTCTTACCAAAGGTAAGAAAACTGATGACGTATTTGAGGAGTTCAGGTCGTCCGGTCATGATCCATTGATGATATTCCTTGAAAATGGGAGTATCAATCATAAAATCATGAAAGACTCTTGTTGAAGAGTCAGATCCGCTGGAATACTCCGATTGGAGAATTTCATGCGAATAACCGGAAAATCTTCTCACAATATCGCCTATATGCTCTGTAGTTAAGCGCCTAAAAAAGCGCATAGCGACATGCACAGGCTTGTGATTGGAAGATTCGAGAGGGCTATCGTAGAGGAACTTGACATAGGCAAGAACGAAGACCTTGAGAAAGTCAACGTTTGAGCCATAGTCATGTTCAGGAGAGAAAGTGAACGAATCGGTCGTTATGACAACTCGTCCACCCTCGAGGCGCAGAGATGCACCTCTATATCCCACGTCGATTTAACCGTAAAGGTTTCCGACGAGGCTACGATTCAGAGCATCGATGATGCCTGAATTGGGGACTTTGGAAGTCACGCCATTGAAAGCCAGCGAATAAGCTGTGCCAATCATGTCGAGAACTTTACCAGAGTCCTCCATCCGGCCTGGTGTCGTCCAGAAAAGGGTGACATCCAGGGGTTCCTGTTCCATGATAACCGAATCGGTTGTCACGGTCTGGACAGTGCGAAGTCGCAGAGTATGTGATACTCTGTTATTCTTGACGTCCGTGGTAACACGCGCGAAGACAGTAGTCTCGAACGTGGGATCACCGTCGGCATACACATATTCGCACGTGTATTCCGACCCGTCAGCACTGGCCTTTTCAGCACGAGGCAGAAGCTTCGTCTGGTCAAGGAACTTAACAGCCACATCAGTGGCCCCGGTCGTTGGCATGTTAGCCAACGAAATAGTCGTAGTCATTGTGGTTCTCCTTTCGAGATACCATAATATCTGCCTCAACAGGCAGAGGACGAGTCAAACTACAGCACTGCTTGCCATAGTAAGCACCCAACGGTCAAAGCATTTGGCCCTTGGGTGGCGCGTTGAAAATCAAATTTCGAATCGCGCAGAAGTGGCATCACGCGGGTGAACTCCCGCTGATACAAAGAGATGCTGAAAGGTTCCGCGGAAGGAACATTCTCAAGGTGAAAGTCCTTGAGAAGCTCCGCAGATGGGTACCAGGAAATCCTGTAGCTATGTAAGCACCAATCGGTGCGTATAGCTAGAAACTCCAGCTGCTTATCAGCAGAGTGAAGTCTCTTACTCATGTTCGTGAACCAGTCAACAACGAAGCTAAATGGCAAGATCTCCCAAACACGTTCGAGCGTCGGCAAAAGGCCGATGCTATCGAGTGCAAGGATACTTGTCATTAGAGTCGAGAGATCGATTTGAATTCGAATCTTCGACCGCGTATCTAGAACAAGCACGCCGTCCCCCATGAAGTTCTCATCACTTGTAAAAGTATAAGAGAACTTACCATAGAGGGTCTCGTGCTCGATCTTACTTAGAGACGATATCTCTCTCAACAGGTCATGACGCAGAAGTTCGGCGGCATCACCAGCGTTGGGAGCAGTGCCGAAGCGGAACTTAAGGATTTCCTCAGTGAGGAAGTCCACCGCCTCTAACACGGCACTAGGATCACCTTTCGCTGCTTTAGCGAGAAGTGACGATAGAGCCTCTAAGTCGGGGAGTAGTTCAGCGATGGCCGACAGCTGAGACAAGTTCTCAAGGTGATTAGCCTTGAGAGATCGTTTCTTGTCCAAAGCATCGGACGCAGCGAAGAAACTACTCGTGCGGATGTGAGGCATATTCATATCCATGATACCCGAAAAATAATCTCGGATATCATGACCCCATTTCCGATATGTATTACGGAAAATGGTGAAATTGCTCTCAGAACCCGCAAAACCATTCTTAAGTGGCTGCGTATAGAATTGGGTGCGAATCGGAAAGTCAACGCTTATAGGCGTGACTTTAGGTGCAGATGTAGTCGACAATGGTGAATACCAGTCGATCACATCAACACTTGATTCACAACCAAATCCAAATACATCGGGGTGTATGGGATTCCAACTCGTCGGATCAACGATTGATACAACGGGTGAAAAACCAGCCCCTAATGTAATATTGACTCGGAAAGTGGACCAAGCTTGGCCCTCGATCAAGTCAACCCGCATCTCATAGTCGTAACTAAGGTCGTAGCTGAAATGATTTCCATGCTTTTCAACATGGAGATCAAAGTTACGCCAATAGAACGACCATGGAGCAACTATGTCACTTACTTCCCCGACATCGGTTAGATATTGGCAAAAGCCAACCATCCAATCGTGAAGGTTAGTATCCATGACGTCGTCGCCACTCGGACCGATCTGAGAATACCAGAGATAAAAATTCCGGTATCCAAAAGAATCAGTCCCCACCTGTATAATTTCATTAACAGGTGTATAGAATGGACGGAGAGTCAGCTTCTCATGCTGATACCCAAACCAGGAGTTATTCTGGCCAGGCACTTGTTGATAGATACACTCCATAAGAGAAGTATCATCTCGAAGCTCTCCGTTAAATCTAGGATGGATAACGCCGTTCTCACGAACGTCGTCACCTACGGATCCTTGTCCCATTAAATTATTAATGGCAAGGATACCTCCGTAGTTATTCCAATCCCAGACCCCGTCGTAGGTAATCGGCGAAGGTTTTGAATAGAGGGTGTCTGTAAAGACTGGAAGTCCAAATGAATTGGGGGTTAATCCCACAATATCATCACAAGTCATAGGCTCTGAAACAAGAGCCATAGACTGGCCGTAAAACCTACCAAAAAATAGGACATCACGGTAGTAACCCCAGTCAGCAGTGTCGGGCCCTGGAAGGTAGTCAGTAACCTGATTGGTTCTGACTGTCCTAAAGAGTCTGACTTTCTGCGGACCATCCGATAAAGGATGATACAACACCTCTAACACTTTCCTTTCTCTACGTCTAGATAGCTGAGAGTTGGGGCAAC